CCACTCGTTCTGGTTATGGTAGCTCTGATGTTGAGCTTACTGACACTAGTGAGTCCTTTGGTCTCCCTGCTACTGCTGATCTTATGTTTGCCCTTATTAGCACTGAGGAACTTGAATCGCTTGGACAGATACTTGTGAAGCAGTTGAAGAATAGATATAATGATCTATCCATCTTCAAACGATTTGTTGTGGGCATTGATCGCGCAAAGATGCGTCTGTATGATTGTGAGCAGACAGCACAAGATGATATTCTTGACAGTGGTCAGGATGAAGAGTATAATTATGAAGAAACAAAACCTAAAAAATCATTTGAGGGATTTAAGTTTTGAACGGTTACTACTCTGTCTTTGATCCAGACGGTAAAAAGATCGCTGACTGTGGACAAGAAAGAGATGCAGTAAATCTCATTGGATCGAGAAATCGCACATGGGATGGACATTATTATCAGTTCAATCCTTTACCTGGCGATATCATCGATGTTTCTAATGGTAAACAACTTCCAACTCGTGACATCGTAGTCAATATGGACGGTGGTGTTGGTGGTAGTTGGAAGCAAGTTGAATACATTGAGGTTGGTGGCCAAACAATCCCCACCCAACAAAATCTCCCTGAATCTGATTCTAAACCTATTGATTTAAAATGACTGTAGATACTAAAAAGTATGCTGAATTTGTTAATGCGGTTACGTCGCAAGAAAGCAAAGACCCAGAAGCATTCACTGCTCGTGTTGCCGATCTATACAACTCGGACTTTCCTACCGAGCGACTGCTTACTGCTGCGGTAGGAATGTCTGCTGAAGCTGGTGAGTTCACTGAGGTTGTGAAAAAGATTGTCTTTCAAGGCAAACCAGTTAATGAAGAGAACCTGTTTCACCTGAAGCGTGAATTGGGTGACATCATGTGGTATGTCATGCAGGCATGTATGGGATTGGAAACTTGTCTTGATGAAATCATCGAGATGAATGTTGAAAAACTCAAAGCACGCTATCCTGGTGGTGAGTTTGACGTACACTATTCTGAGAACCGCCAAGAAGGAGACCTTTGAACAACCTTAAAGGAGAATGAAAATGAAAACTATTACTATTACAATGGACGTTCGCCAAGCAGCAGCAGTCCGTCAGTCTCTTTTCACAGACACCAAACAATATACTTACGATCCCAAATCAACTCCAGAGCGTGTTGTTGATATTCGTAAGGTCATCCTAGATATTGATGAAAATTTAGAGTCTACCTTGGATGTTTGAACCTAACGATGAATTTGAACTTATTGTTCTAACAAATATCGGACCAGAAAATAGATCTGCCATTGTAATTGATAACTTCTATAAAAATCCCGATGAAGTTAGAGAATTATGTTTATCGTATCATCAGACTACCGATAAAGAAAACCCTGATCTGATAGCTGGTCTTCCTGGAAATAAAGTTTACATGGAGACTGATGAAGTTTCTAATAAACTCAAAAGCATCTTTTTACAACTGTGTTCTGAGATGCCTTTCTGGAGAAAAAAATTTGATGCAGAGGTTTTTGAAAGAGGATGGAGAGAAAAAAACAATGCATTTGTTTGCAATGTTGTAAATGATAAAACACTTCTTGGTCATCCTAGAGGAATTATTCCACACCAAGACTATTATCCAAAACAAAATCCTATTTCTGAAAAAACTCAATTTGCCTCTGTCATATTCCTGAATACTCCAGAAGAGTGTAAAGGTGGAACTGACCTTTTTAGTTACAAGGGTAAAACATCACTCTTAAGAAGTAACACTTACTCCATCTATCGTACTGAAGGTGAAGATAATTTGCCAAGACAAGAGGTGTTTCGACGTTTGAGAACTTCAATTGACAATTCATCTGACTGGAGAGTTGAAAAACATTTTCCAATGAGATATAATAGATGTATTCTATATGAAGCAGATAGTCTTCACAGTCCAATACTAGATATTGGAATGTTTACCGATTACAGTCGTATTAGCCAAGTGCTGTTTATGTAATCGTTTTCTGGGGAATTAGCTCAGTTGGTAGAGCGCCTGCTTTGCAAGCAGGATGTCAGCGGTTCGAGTCCGCTATTCTCCATTCTAAATACTTAAAAAGTATTTGCGAAGTGGCATATGGCAGGGGCACAAGCAGAAAGACAAGAGACTGGATTGATTGACGCGATTAACGCTGGATTTGGTTCTAATGGGGGAAAACCTTTTACCATCGCTGGACCTGGTGGTGCTAGAATCACTGAGTGCATACGAGCTGAAAAGTATTCCGGTAGATCAGCAGCAGGAACTGAACCATATACTGATGTTATAATCTACAGAACAAGAAATAGGCAAGTCAATATATCAATGAAAGGCACGTCTGCTCCAAGTATTGCTGGAGGTGGACTAAAAGGACTTGAAATGGCAGTTCCTGGATTCACAAAAAAATTTCTTGATGCTTCTTTGAAGCAATATAAAGATATGGGATTCGTTGAAGGAATGTCAAATCTCCCTGATATGTATGGTAAGGTGAGTAATAATTTAAAGGAACAAATTGTTGTTGGTAATGCTTCTATGGGAGGACCTATAGATTACATGTATGTTGGACCAATGAATGTAACTTCTAGATTTTCTGGGAATACTCTAACTGTAAATGGAAAATTTACAGCGGCATCTGTATATGCAAAGAAAAATGATTTGTATTTGAGATTGAGAAAAAGGAGAGCCGATCAACCTTTTACTGAAGAAAAGGATCCTAAAGGATTACCCGTGATTCTTGGAAAATCTCCTAGTAGAGGTGATAAAGGTAGGAGAATAGTCACAACTACTAAAACTCCTGCGAATGCTAAAATTGTAGACTTTTGATTATTTCATAAATATAGTATAAGGATTATCAATATAGATGAAAAGTTTCTTTCAGTTTCTAGGTGAGGCACAATCGCAGGCATCAATGCAGGCGAAAAAACTGAACCTCAAGAGCGACGGCCATGGTGGTTGGTTGGACTCTCGTGGAAAGTTTGTGGCGACCACTGAAGATGGAAAATTAAAGTTTGTTGATAAGAAGAAAGCAAAGGCACAAGAAGAACCTGGCGGAAAAACAGCAGCAAGACCAGAACCAACTGCTACAGCAAAACCAAAAGCAGAACCCGAAGAGAAATCAAAAGCAAAAACGGCAGAACCAGAGGGTGGCGATGGCGGAGATGAGATAAGTGATACCTTGACGGTTGCATTTGGACGTTTCAATCCACCAACTGTGGGTCACGGAAAGTTACTTGCCGCAGCTAAGAAAGCAGCAGCGGGTGGAGATCTGAAGATTTATCCTTCACGTTCACAGGATCCTAAGAAGAATCCTCTTGACCCTGACATGAAGATCTCCTATATGAAGAAGATATTCCCTGAATACGAGGAGAATATTGTTAATGACGATGAGATGAGATCTATTTTTAATGTTCTTACTACCGCCAGTGAAGAAGGATATGGCAGTGTTAATATTATTGTTGGATCAGATCGTCAAGCAGAGTTTGAGAATCTTGCCACCAAATATAATGGTGAACTGTATGACTTCAATCAGATTCGTGTCATCTCTGCAGGTGTAAGGGATGCAGATGCTGAAGGTGTTGAGGGTATGTCAGCATCCAAGATGAGAAAGGCAGTCGTTGATGGAGACTTTGATTCTTTCCGTCGTGGAACTCCAAAAGAATTAGATGATGGTGATACCCAGGCACTGTTTGATGCAGTTCGCCAAGGAATGAAAATCAAGGCTAAAAAGAAAGTTGCAGAGATGTGGGAGATCGCACCTAAGTGTGACCCCAGAGGACTTCGTAATCAGTATGTGAATGGTTTGATTTATCGTATCGGTGATATTGTAGAGAATCTGAATACAGGATTGATTGGAGAAATTATTCGTAGAGGAACTAATCATCTTATTTGTGTAACTAAGGAAGACTATATGTTCAAGTCTTGGATTCGTGATGTGAATGAGGCAGTTGTAAATTATCCTGGTCCATCAGGTGTCTCTGGTAAGCAAAGGGAAATTGGAACAGATTCAAATCGTCAGTATGCAATGAGAATGACTGGAACAATTGATATCAAAAATTTCATAAATAAGTATAAGAAAAAGTAACGTCGTATTAACATGTCTGGAATTGCACCAAATCCTTTGAATGCCATTTCAAAGCTTTACTTAGATCAAGTTGTTGAGAAAAAGGACGATACGTATCTGGAACCAGATATGAAAAAGCGTCAGGCAAATAATGAAAAAGCACGCAAAGATATGGAGAAGATGGGGACTAAGATGAAGAACCCCCACTTTGAAGAGAAACAGCAAGGTTGGGATGCTGTAAATTCACTTTCTGGTGCATACAGCGCAGTGCATGAAGGTGTTCGTGACGAAGATCCTGAGAAAGGGACCAAAGAACGTAAGGCACGTCTTGAGAAAAAACGTGGCATGAAACTGGATGATCATCCTCAGTATACTAAAGAAGCACTTGACCCCGTGGGTAAAGAAGATGGTGATGTTGATAATGATGGGGATAAGGATTCTTCAGATAAGTATCTGCTGAAGCGTCGTAAGGCAATCGGCAAGGCAATGAAGAAGAGAATGAGTGAGGGTAAGTATTCTAGTTCAGTTAGAGCCACCTATGGTGGAAAGACAGAGACTTTTCCTGTAGAGGTTTATAAGAAAAAGACAAAACCAGTACAGGTTAAAACTGCTGAAGAATTCTCTAACTGGAGAGGAGATCTGACTGAGATTATGACTGATACCGAAGATGAAAAACAAATTAAGGAAAAGAGTGGTATCAAAAACAAAGTTAAGATCAATCCTAAACTTGGTGAAGCAATAGAGGAGATTGGTGGAACTCTTCTTGAAGAAATTGAAATCGATGAGATGGATTATGTAATTGAGAGTGTGTATGATGAACTGATTGAAGAAGGATACTCTCAAGACGAAGTTGAATATGGAATTGATACAGCACTCAATACTATTGAAGAGGGATACTATGATTCTGCAGTAGCAGCATCAAAGGCAGCTGCAGCGAAGAACAGGGGGGAAACTCCTAAGAGATCTATGAAAGATAGATTGAAGTCTGCTGCTAAGAAAGCAATCATGGGTACTGCTCGTGCTGCTGGTAGAGCAATGAAAGCAAAAGCAAAAGTTCAAGCAGCTCCAGGTAGAGCAAAAGCAAAAGTAAGATCAATTGCTGATAGGGTCAAGAGTGCCGCTAAGGCAGGTTATGCTCAAGGCAGAGGTCCCGTCGAAAAAAAGTCTAAGACCGCGTATAGAGGCGCGGGTGTAGGACGAAAGGAAAAACTTGGTGAAGAATCAGTTTCTGAAGCGGTAAAAGGTCAAGATACTGAATCAAGAAAAGAAGCCGCTGCTGAAAGAAAGAGGGGTGATAAGCGTCTTTCTCCTTCAAAGGGGAAGGGATATGCTGATCAACAAAAGCAAAGCATCTCCTATATGGATAAACTGACCAAGAAAAACAAGAACGTTGTTGGACTGGTCACCAAAGAAGATGTTGAGCAGGTTGATGAAGCAAATGCAGGTCCTAGCACTCCCGTAAAATCGTATGATGGCAAAATCATGCCCAACTATGGTGGTGGAAGAATAGGAAAGATAAAATTGAAGCCAGGAGTTGCTCCTGTCAGAACTGCTGATAGTTTTGAACCAGAAGGTGATCAGATTGATGAATTTAACATCATTCAAAAAGCAATGGATGTAGTTGATAAAGTCAACAGAACAAATCAAAAAAAAGTTGACATGATCAATAAGGTCCGTCCAGGATCTGCTTCAATGCCTAAACATGGTTACTTCAGTAAACCTGCAGGAATGCAAAATCAATCATTCGAACCAGAAGGTGAGCAGATTGATGAAAAAATCAACATGAAAAAGGCAGACATGGGTGATGTTGTAAAAGATTTTTACAAGTCAAAGGCACCTCAGTTCAAAGGTAAGTCAAAAGAAAAGCGTCGTGAGATGGCTATCGCTGCTAAACTTACTGCTGAGCGTGGTGGTAAAAGACTTGGTGAACAGCAGCAACAACAAGATCCTTCTCAGAGAAGTATGATTGGCAAGATGACCCAGTTGCAAATGAAGAAGCAACAAATGGACAGAAGAAAACTTCAGATGAAGAAGCGTGGAGAAATTCCAATGAACACTGAAAGCGTGGAATCCTGATATATAGATTGTATATCTGAGGTTTATTATGTTAGGAATTCTTCTCCCATTAGCATCAAAAATTATCACAGACGCAGTTGCCAAGATCCCCGACAACGAGGAACTGGGCGAAAAACTGATTGATATCTGCTTGGTTATTCTTGGAAAGGCAGTGAAACTGACCAAGACTGACATGGATGACAAACTTCTGGAGACTGTTGCAGCAGCAATCAGAAACCGCGACGAAGCTTGATATTCATAAATTAAATGGATTGGGAGACCGATGTTAGGTCTCCCTTTTTTATAAATATAATTAGCAAATAATTCTTTACGGACGGAAGACATGGCACTCTGGGGAAACAATGACAATATCTCATCCCAAGGGAAAGTTACTTTAAACTATGCAACTGGAATTGTAACTGGTTCTAATTTGGAAACCCTTGGCGGTGGCACTCAGTTCGGTGAGACTGGTAGCATTCAGGAAGGCGACATCATCAGATTTGGTGATCGCGTAAAGGGTGGTGGCAAGGCATACTTTGGCGAAGCAATCGTTGTAAGTATCGCTAGCACGACTCAACTCACCATTGGTTCTACCGCTAATCTCAGTGGTGTTGCAATTGCTTCTACTGATTTCAGCGCAACACAATCACCTAAGTGGTGTGTGACTGACTCCTCCTTCAGTGAGGCACAGGCACAGGGTCACGGATATTCTAGACTTAACTACGGTATTTCAACCACTGGCGCATCGAATGCTAATGGTGCTGTATATGAAACTGGTGTAGGTTGGGTTGGTGTTACCACATATACTCAGGCTGACGGAACTCTGAGAGTTAAGAAAGAGATTCTCGTCGCAATGTCTGGTATCGCAACTGGTAACGTTCCCGTCTATCCTCAAATCGCTGATGCTGTCTGATAATATGATATGATATTTAATGAGTTGAATGAGGATAATTTCCTCTTATTCGCAATTAAGAATTATGAGAATCCTCAAGCCGTAACGAAAGAGGACTTCGAAAAAGATCTTAATCATTTTAAGTACATTAAAAGATTGCTTAAAAGATATAAGAATACTGGAGTTCTCAAAACACATTTGCTTCTGAATCATTTCATCATTCTTTATAACGTTTTTGGTGAAGCGACAACACCAATGTTGTTTTTTAAAATAGATGAGGATCTTTGGAAATCTATGAAAACGTTCATTGTTTTCTTGAACAGATTACCAGAGTATCCTAAATGTTATATTCATGATATCCAAGTTGACTTAAATTGTCTCCAGGAATTAAATACAATTTACGATGAAAGAAAAAAACTTGAATCGAATACTTAACATGCTCAGAGAGCAGATGACCACTGGTTCAACTGCAGGAGCTCCTGGGTTCAGTAATGCTGCCGATCCAAAAGGACCAGTTGCTGGATATGACAAACCTCTGAGAAAGAAAAAACGGTACATTTACGTTAGAGGCGTTCGTAAGAACTGGAAAAACAATGGATGATGCGGGAGTTAACGCTGCTATACTGGAAAGATTAGAGAGAGTAGTAGAATCCCTACAGGATAATTCTGTAAAGATGGGACAACTGCTCGCAGTTCATAATGAGAAATTAGACAAGCAAGATAGAATCGATGCTGTACTCTTTGAGAAGGTAGAAAGTGTACACAGAGAGGTCAATCGTAGAGCAGACGAAATAAAAAAAGGTTGCGAAAGAGATATACGTTTAGTTGATGAAAGACTTCGGTTGATTGAGAAAAAGATGTGGACCATTGCAGGTGCCCTAACTGTAATATCTTTTCTGGTGAGTGTGCCAGGTCAAAAAGTTCTGTCGAACATGTTGACTCAACAACCCTCAGCAACTATAATAGAGAGACAGAAATAATATTCTTTTGTAATGAATCTGATTGATTCCAAGTATATTGGATTAGTTTCTTCACGACTACAAAAATTTAAAAAGGTTAAATCAGATCTCTATAACTTTCGTTGTCCTATCTGTGGAGACTCTCAGCGCAACAAGAACAAGGCACGAGGGTACATCTATCCGGTAAAGGGAAATACTAATTACAAGTGCCATAATTGTGGAGCTAGTTTATCCTTCAATAACTTTCTAAAGAAACTTGATCCAACCCTTCATAAGCAATATACACTTGAGAAGTTTAAGGAAGGAAACACTGGAAGAAACTTTGTAACAGATGAACCCAATTTCGTTTTTGAGAAACCTGTATTTAAAACCAAAATTGTTCTCCCTTTATGTTCTGAAGTGGAGCGTGGTAAGTCCTACCTTGAAGCGCGTAGAGTTGATCCAAAACAATTTTATTTTGCTGAGAAGTTTAAAGGATTTGCTAACTCGCATAGAGAAACATTTGCAGACACAACTTTTGAAGAGTCTCGCATTATAATTCCTCTTTATCAGGAAAAGAAGTTAATTGGGTTTCAGGGCAGAGCACTAGGATCAAACTCTGTTAAATATATCACTGTGATGCTTGATGACAATGCACCTAAAATCTATGGACTTGACGAAATCAATAAAGACTTACCAGTCTATGTGGTCGAAGGACCCTTTGACAGCACTTTTGTCAACAATAGTGTGGCTTTGTGTGGCAGTGATGGTGACGTTAGTTGTCTTGAGGGAAGCGATCTCATTTTTGTTTATGATAATGAGCCCCGCAATAGAGAAATTGTCGGGAGAATTGAAAAATGTATTGAAAGAGGCGAGAGAGTCATCATCTGGCCAAGTAACATAAAAGAGAAGGACATTAATGATATGGTCCTTGCTGGACATGATGTTATGAGTGTGTTAAAATCTAATACATACTCTGGTTTAGAAGCAAAACTTAAGTTTACCACCTGGAAGAAAATATGAGTAACGGCACCAAGGTTAAAAAAAGAGATGGTCGAATTGAACCCCTTGACCTAGATAAGATGCATCTGATGGTTGAAGAGGCGTGTAAGGGTCTTGCAGGGGTCTCTGCGAGTCAGGTTGAGATGACCTCCGGTATTCAGTTTTATGATGGCATTACCACTGCAGAGATTCAAGAGATTCTGATTCGTTCTGCTTCTGACCTGATTGATCTGGATCACCCAAATTATCAGTTTGCAGCTGCAAGACTTCTTTTGTTTGCAGTAAGAAAGTCTCTATACGGAAAGATTCGGGAGTGTCCTACCCTTGAACAGCACATCTATGTGTGTGCAAATCAGGAGGTCTATGACAAGGAAATCTTCAATAAGTATTCGAAAGAAGAAATTGAGAAAGCAAACTCATATATAGATCATGAGCGTGACTTTTTATTCACTTACGCTGGATTGCGTCAAGTAGTTGATAAGTACTTGGTCCAGGATAGGAGCACGGGTAAAGTCTATGAGACTCCCCAGTTCATGTACATGATGATTGCTCTGACGATTTTCGCAGAGTATCCAAAGGAAACTAGAATGTCATACGTCAGGAGATACTATGACGCAATCTCAAAGCACAAAATCAACATCCCCACACCTATCATGGCGGGAGTGCGAACTCCACTTCGACAATTTGCTAGCTGTGTTCTTGTTGATGTTGATGACA